CGATTTATACGAAAACATTTTTAATTCAAACTGTTAATAAGATGATAGTACACGATTTTTCATTTACACTTATTGAAGCAATTAGATATCATAATTGGCTTTATGATGATGCTATATACAATTATGTATTATCTGAAACAACAGATAGACCAAAAATTAATCCAACACAATATTATCCTTTGGAAAATGTAATTCCTATTGGTACGGTAGAATTTGTATTAGAGTATCTTAAAAAGTATTATAATATCGACAATGTAAAACCATTAAACATTCCACCAGTGTTAATGAAACCAGAATATCTAAAAAGACATGTAGAATATATGTTTTTTGATGCCGACAATTATATATATGCCGAAGATAAGCCAGTATTTGTAAAAAGTGCAGATAAAATTAAGGGCTATACAGATATTATATATAGGAATCAAAAACTACCTAAAGGATTATACCTAATATCAGAAGAAGTTAATATAGATTCAGAATGGCGAGCATTTGTTTACAATAATGAATTAGTGGGACTACAAAATTATTTAGGAAATTTTACATTGTTTCCTGATGTTGCATTAATTAAACAAATGATACAAGATTATAAATCAGCACCAAAAGCATATACGCTTGATGTTGGCATTAATGAAAAAGGTACATTTATAATAGAGTGCCATGTCTTCTTTAGTTGTGGGCTATATGGCTTTGCAGATTACAAATTATTACCTTTGATGTTTATATCGGCTTGGAATAAATTAGTGAATAAAACAACAATTTGAATTGAATTTAATATAAAAGGATTGGTAAATTTATTATGGAATTTCTTAGTCAAAAACTATATCACAATCAAATTATAAAAGAACAATACAAAAATGGGAAAGAATTATACATTATAACTATGAACGATAGTAACAAATATGTGCTTTGGCACAACAACAAACAAATAGCAGTATCTAAAAATGTAAATGAACTACATAAAAAAATAAAGAATTATTGAAAGGATGATTATATGGAAATTGAAAGCACACAAGTATTTGGTTTTGAAGCTGCTATACGTGCAATGAGAAACCCCTTAAATTCACATGTTAAAAGTGATAGTAAATTTGAACAATATGATGACCCGCTTTATTGGGCTAAAAACAATGCTAACGAAGAAAGATTTATATTAGGAGAAAAAGATGCAGAATTGTCACAAAAACTAACTAAAGCAGGGACAGAACATTGTAAACACTTGCGGTTTATTACCGTATGGTGTGATATTACTGCTCCCCGTTTTTGGTGGCAGGAAATGGACACGTATAGACATGTAGAAAAAATTTCAGAATCAACAATGCATACTCTAATGAAAAAACATATATCAGAACAAGACTTTGAAAAAGACAATGTTCCTGCTACATTAATTGAAAAAATAAATACATATATTGACTTATATCAGCAAACCGATGATGTAGAAGAAAAACACAATTATCTTATAGCATGTAAAAATGTATTGCCTGAAGGTTTTTTGCAGAAACGTACAGTATGTACAAATTACCAAACGTTGTTAAATATGTATAAGCAGAGACAACAACATAAACTTCCATCATGGCAGTATTTCTGTAATTGGATTTTAAATTTAACTTATTTTAAAGAGTTGACAGGGGTTGAAAATGGAAATAAATAAAATATTTAAGTCAAATAATAGCGGTTATTTTAAAGTATTAAAAAGGATGGAAATTTGAATATTTAGACTAAAAGGAGGTGTAATATGTTAACTTTATTATCATGGATAGCAACAATAGGAAGTATATTAGGAAACATTGGTGTAATCAAGAAAAAACTATGGGGAATGAAAATTTGGACTTTTGCAACTGCTGTATGGATAATTTATGCCTTAATAACTCACAACAAAGCACAATTAATTATGTTTTGTTTTTATGAAGTTTTAAACTTGTATGGCTGGTATAAATGGAAATATAAAAAATATTAATATAAAATTGAAAGGAGTTACATATGAAGATTATTACCATATCTGCCAAAGCTCAACATGGCAAAGATTTAACTGCTGCTATATTAAAAGAAAAACTTGAACAACAAAGTAAAAAAGTATTAATAGTACATTATGCTGATTATTTGAAATTTATATGCAAAGAGTATTTTGGATGGAATGGTGTAAAAGATGAAAAAGGCAGGTCATTACTTCAAAAAATAGGCGCAGATAAAATACGGAAAATAGACCTTGATTTTCATGTAAGTATTATTGCAAAATTAATTAATGTATTTGCTAATGATTTTGACTATTTTTTAATTCCAGATACACGCTTCGTTAATGAAATTGAATATCTAAAAAATAATAAATTCAACGTTATAAGCCTACACGTTGAAAGATTAAATTTTGAAAATAATCTTACGTCAGAACAAAAACTTCATCCTTCTGAAACTGCCTTAGATAATTATGAATTTGATTATTATATAAAAGTCGAATCGGGCAGAGAAATACTTGAAGCAGAAGTAGATAAATTCATCAAATTTTTAAACGGAGGTCGTTGATGTTTATATATACTATAGGTAGTCTTACATATTATTATCGCACAAAGCAGCCAGAAAAAGGGCATATATGGAGAGAAATGCTAAAACAATGGGCTTCTGATAATGGTGTTAAAGTTTTTGATCCTGCTTCTACTTACGCTAAAGAAATCAATCATTCTTATAATCCTAAACTGTGCGTAGAACAAAACAATTATTATATAGATAAGTGTGATATAGCAGTAGTTAATATGGATTGCCTTGAAGAAAGTCCTGGGAGTATATATGAATTAGTTAGATTTAAAGAATTAGGAAAACCAGTAATAGCATTTGGAAAAAGTAAATGGTATTGGAGTCCACATATACAATATTGCATATCTCACCAATGCGAAACTTTAGAAGAAGTAATTAAATTGCTATCGAATATGTTTAGTCAAGGAAATTTTTAATTAGGGAGGAAGTGGGCAAACTGCCTTTCTAATCTTATTATACATCCATTTGATACAAGAACAAAAAGATAGTGCTATAGATTTACTTGATGAAGAATAAAGGAAGGGAATATCCCTTCCTTTATTTATTTAATTATGAACTTTTGTAACTAAAATTAGGATTTCCGGTTGTCATATTAAATAATCCACCATTAGATATAAAATCAGGCTTTTCAATCAATCTATTAAAACAATCTTGTATTTTTTCTAATGGTTGTTTTGCCATAACCAAATCTATTTTCTTTATGCTAGACAAAGGAATTTTAACTACAGTTATGTATTTTTTGGGATTTAATATTTCATACATTTTATTATCAACTTCCTTTCTAAAAGTTCTATTCAACACCATTACTATTATCATTATTATCTCGTATGCAAGAAATCCTTCCAAAAACGCATGACTTGAAAAATTACCATTATTTTGAACTATAATTTGTTATTATATAAGTATCATATCCAGCAGCTTTTAATTTTGCAGCCATGGCATCAGCATTTGCTTTCTGACTATAAGCTCCAACTTGCACCTTAAATAGTCCATCAGCTTGAACAATATAAGTGTCAAAACCTTTCTTTTTAAGTTCTGCTACAAGCTTATCAGCATTTATTTTTTTACTGAAAGCACCAGTTTGAACCCTGTATAAAGAACCAGTTGTTGATGAAGTGGTTGATTCTGGTACATACTTGACACCAAAATAATCACATATACCTTTTGCATGTTCTCTTGCAACTTCTTTTTGAAAGTCAACATTAAGCATCAGCAAAGCTTCACGTTTATTGTCCATAAAACCATTTTCAGATAATATTGCAGGCATGTTTGTTTCTCTTAAAACATGGAAGTTGCTTTCAACAATACCCATATTCTTTTGTGGTGTTCCTTCCTTCAGGTATTTCAGAACACATTCTGCAAGTTTTCTTCCTTCCTTTGAACCAGGGTAAATATGAACTGAAAGACCCTCTGGATCATAAGCATCAAACTTTCCATCAAAAGCATTGTAATGAATGGAAATATAAGCATCTGCATTCTTTGAATTTGCAAGATTGGTTCTTGTTGAAAGGGGTGTATCTGCATCTGTTGGTGCAACCAATAATGTTTTAAATCCACACCTTTTCAATTCAATATCCAAATACTTTACAACTTCACGATTAAATTCATTTTCATGAATAACTCTTCCACCAAGTTCAGGAATAGCAGGTGTTCTTTTTCCTGCTGTTTCCATACCATGACCATCATCTAAAGCAATCAATTTTGCCATTATTTATCATCTCACTTTCTTCAGAATTAGTTGTATTTCCTGAACTAACTCTTGCAGCATCAACCATTCCTTCACCGATAATGTAAGCAATCAGTGTGGAAGCTGCTGTGATAAGACCAACAACCTGTTCAATGGTCAGGTCATTCACACCAAAGGCAACCATCAATGCTGTTACAAAACCGATTACCGCTGCCCAAAACTTTCTGCTTGTCAGCTTCTGTTTCCAGTTAATCTTCACTGTTTTCACCTTCCTTTTTAACTTTTGATTTTTTGATACTTGAAAGCATCCATAATTCACCCGTTGTGAAAGCAAACCAGCACCCAATTAAAGTTACTGGTTCATTTCCAGTTTGCAAAAATACATGTAAAACGGCAGTAGTGAAAAGAATATTTAAGAAAATTACCAATGCCACAACAGCTTTGGAAAACCTGTTTTTCTTTCTTTTACTCATTCAAATCACCGTTTCTTTTATATTTCTCAAGTGCATCAAGCCTTTTGTGTGCTTGTTTTGCCGATTCTTCAACCCTAATAATTCTTTCCCTATCCTCTTTAATGTCATTTTTAACATTGTTTATTTCGCTTTTGATTTCAGCAATGCCATTACCAATATTTTCAAGTTTAACAATTACAGTAGTCATTTCCGTTGCATCCTGTTTATCATCAAGTTTTTGATTTCTTCTTAAATTGGAAATCCCAGCAAAGATACCAAAGGCTACTGACACACCTGAAATTAATAGTGCTACTTCAATTGTCATAGACATATCCCCTTTCTTAAAAATTACCTCCTTTTATAATTAAAGATGGAGGCAATTCTTTTAAATGAAATTAATGTTTTATTGAAAATAAAAATATAGCAGGATAATAGTTAAATTATCCTGCTACTGCACCAAATACTCAGCTACCGCTATTCCATATTCCTCAGGTACTACCTTCTTGTTCTACCTGAAATAATACTTCATAATACCATTCTCCTTTACCTGAAAATAACTACAATCTTTTTGTTTTCTCCTGCAACCCCTGATTCTTTGGCATATCCTGCTCTTTCAGCTATAGAAACATCAGACATTAAGTTTGTTTTAAAACAAACAGTAGTTGGTAAATATATTGTGATATATGGACTGTTAGCATGAGCCACAGCTAGATACGTACCTGTTGGGTCAAATGCGACTCCACGCACAGTACCCGTTGGTAATGTTGATGGGTTTGGCAGTTTTGTAAATGTATCCCCACTTCGTTTGTATATTGTGATATGTGGGCTTTCATAATGAACCACAGCTAGATACGTACCTGTTGAGTCAAATGCTACTCCAACCCCTGTACCCGTAGGTAATGTTGATGGGTTTGATAGTTTCGTGAATGTATCACCATTTCGTTTGTAGATTGTGATATATGGACTGTTAGCATGAGCCACAGCTAGATATGTACCTGTTGAGTCGAATGTTACTCCACGCCCATAACTCGCTGGTAATGTTGATGGATCTGATAGTTTCGTAAATGTATCCCCATTTCGTTTGTAAATTGTGATACATGGACTGCCAGTATGAGCCACAGCTAAATACGTACCTGTTGAGTCAAATGCTACTCCATTACCATCACCAGTAGGTAATGTTGATGGGTCTGGCAGTTTCGTAAATGTATCCCCACTTCGTTTGTAGATTGTGATATATGGACTGTTAGCATGAGCCACAGCTAGATACGTACCTGTTGAATCAAATGCGACTCCACGCACAGTATCCGTTGGCAATGTTGATGGATCTGATAGTTTTGTGAATGTATCCCCATTTCGTTTGTAGATTGTGATATATGGACTGTTATAATGAGCCACAGCTAGATATGTACCTGTTGAATCAAATGCTATTCCAAGCCCAGTACTCGTTGGTAATATTGATGGGTCTGGCAGTTTCGTAAATGTATCCCCACTTCGTTTGTAGATTGTGATAAATGGACTTTCATAATGAGCCACAGCTAGATATGTACCTGTTGGGTCGAATGCTACTCCCCACCCAGTACCCGTTGGTAATGTTGATG